AAAGTGATTTTACTAAAGTAAAAATGAACTACGCTATATGCGCGCCAAGAATGTATGAGGGCCGTATTGATTCATTAGTTAAAAGAATTACTGGTTTTGCTGATATGATTCAGTTAACACACCTTAAATTACAACAAGTAATGTCTAGAATGACACCTGATGGTGTTTATCTTGACGCCGACGGTTTAGCTGAAATAGATTTAGGCAATGGAACTAACTATAATCCACAAGAAGCTTTAAACATGTTTTTTCAAACAGGTTCTGTTATAGGGCGAAGTTTTACTTCTGAAGGTGATATGAATCCTGGCAAAATACCTATTCAAGAAATACAATCTGGCTCTGGTGGTGCTAAATTACAGTCACTTATAGGTAATTATAATTATTATCTACAAATGATTAGAGACGTAACTGGTCTAAATGAAGCTAGAGACGCAGCGCAACCAGATCCTAAAGCTTTAGTTGGGGTTCAAAAAATGGCTGCGGCAAATTCTAACACAGCCACTAGACACATATTACAAGGCGGGTTGTTTTTAACAAAAGAAGTTACAGAATGTTTATCTCTTAGAATATCAGATATAGTTGAGTATTCTCCTACAAAAAATGCTTTTATACAATCAATAGGTGCTCACAACGTTGCTACACTTACCGAAATGTCTAAATTACATTTATATGACTTTGGTATATTTATAGAATTAACACCTGATGAAGAGGAAAAAGCTATGTTAGAAAACAACATTCAAGTAGCCTTAGGTCAACAAAACATAGAGCTTGAAGATGCTATTGATCTTAGAGAAATTAAAAACGTAAAACTAGCTAATCAACTATTAAAAATTAGAAGAAAAAAGAAAATACAAAGAGACCAACAAATACAACAAGAAAATATGCAAGCCCAGGCAGCTGCCAACATACAACAACAAGAAGCTTCAGCTGAAATGGAAATGCAAAAACAACAACAATTAGTGCAAACAACTATTTCTATAGAAGAAGCTAAAATGCAATTTGAAGTAGAAAAATTAATGAGAGAAGCTGAGGTTAAAAAAGAACTTATGGCTCAAGAATTTGAATATAACATGCAATTAGCTGGAGCAGAAAGCGAAGGTAAAAAATCTGTAGAAACAGAAAAAGAAAATCGTAAAGACGAGAGAACAAGAATACAAGCAACTCAACAATCAGAGTTGATAGACCAAAGAAACGCAGATAAACCACCTAAAAATTTCGAATCATCTGGAAATGATGTGATGGGTGGAATTGATTTATCTAACTTTGGTCCTAGATAAAATTTATTAACTATTATTATATTATATTATGGCAGAAAAAAAAGAAAAGCCAATCGCTGATAGTGAGACTGGCAAAATTAAAGTAAAAGCAAAAAAAGAAAAACAACCAACTGGTAG